CATTAATCGTACTTTGTCAACCCTTTCTATGCAACTTTCTTTGCAGTTTTCTTGAAGACACCAGCTGTACCATCAACATAGTTACCTTTGTCACACCATGCAGTAAAAGCTTTACACTCATACTTACAAGTAGCAGCCTTAGGACATGAGTCGCAAGGAGCAGCCTTCTTATTGTTAGGGCCGTAATAGATATCTTGAGCAGCTACGTTTGACTTAGCGTGACCACCATAAACCTCTGAATCATACCACATATAAAACCTCTCTGTTGTTGTTTATACTAAGAGTATAACAGGCTATGGCTCACTTGTCAACCCCTGCTCTGTAACGTAGAGCCACTAAGGGATACAGACTACTGTGAATAGACTAAACTCTGTGTATTGTAGCGAATCACCGAATCACTTATACTATAGTTCACCTTAGTACAGTACTATTATACACGATTCTGAGAGCTTGTCAAGGGATTTCTGTGATATATTTTAAGAATATGTGAAAATAAAAACGATAAGTAACAAACACTAATCACATCAACACTATGTTTATTTGTATCTTTTTAATATGTGTCCGATTTCCCATAGAAACCCATGATTACCCATAGTTGGTCATCATTATACCTACTGATACATAGATAATACTAATACAAACTATGTACAATAACACATAATCGCTGGTCTTCATACTATCTCCTAGTCGTAGTTCGGAAACTACCATCTCTTTTAAAGTACATACAGTTGAATAGACTATACTGTATACTCATAACATATCCATACTTAGGAGCATTGTACTTATACCAGAACCAGAAGTCTTTTAATCTAACCATGATATACCTATAGCCTGATATATGATAACGTATATCCATATAATAAAGAATAACTTTAACCCTCTGTCTATAAGTGTGAACATATCCATTTCTAGAAGAAGTCCTCTAGTGACCCTTGTGTTCCATAACTCCTATCCACTAACCAGTCTATCTTGGTCAGTATGAAGTTTAATGGTTCTACGAATGATTTCTCAAACTGTACGTCATAGTCTATCATCTTATGAAAGTCTAGTTCTTTTGGTAACTTTGTCATAAAGGATATAGAGCTGCATTGATATATGTTAGGACTCTTGAGATGTAGAAACTTTATCTTGTCACCCTCTTGTATGAATGGATACTTGTTACCTAGTTTATTCTTTCTGACGAGATGATTATATAGGATTGCACCCTTACAATGTATAGGGGCACCTTTTGCAAACAGTTGACTTACATCAGAGAACTTTGATAATCCGTTTACACTTCTGGGATATGCGATATCTTCTGGTGGTAGACTCATAAACTCTTTGCGAAACTCTTGTATGAATACATTCAGTTCTTTCTCTGTACCATTCATAATTATCTTGAGTCCTTGTTTAATCTTTTCTCGACAAGGAGCAGGTGTTGAACTCTTGACTGCTTCTATACCCATGATCTTGAGTTGTGCTTCTTTATACTGCACACCCTCATTATCCCATACGTTGAGTATGTATCGTTTCTTTGCAGTCCATATACCCTTGTCTGCAATGACTTCTCTACTCATCTCCATCTTCTGTTCGTAACTGTTTACATACTCATGCAGACGTTGATAACTTTTCTCAATGAATGGTTCAATTTTCTGTCTAGCCACGTCATCCATGAATTTGACAATTTTTTGAGTTTCCGTTCCCTCATCAAACACTTTAGAAACAAGTGAGTCAAAACAAACATATATCGAATCTGTATCACTCGCAAGAACATAATCTTGTCCAGAGGTTTTAAGAATGTCATTAAGATACTGATTAACATCACGCTCAATCCAACGAATGGATAACTGACCAGAAGTAGTAATTGCTTCAGCAACCAACAGATCATAATAACGAAACCAAACATTCCCAAGAGCACCATATGCACTATTGAGTGAAATCTTCTTAGCCATCTGTATATTGTCGTATTTAGAAATGTCTTTGAGTAGTTTAGGATTCTTTGTGTTCTCATAGTCTTGTTTCGCCTGTAATAAGAGTTTCTTGTACTTCACTCTGTCATCATACATGGATTGCATTATCTCTGGTAGAAAACCTCTCTTATTTGTACTAAAAAGGGCACCATTAGGTGTAATCGTATGATTTCTATTTAGTTTGGTTGTATCGAATTGTTTATTCAGTAACTTATCCACACTCATATCAGGCACTTTGTGTTGTGCAACAAGTGTTTCTGTAGATATGTTATACTGCATGATTAGATGTGGATACAATGAATTTAAATCAAAACTCATCACCCATTTGTGCATACCGACTTGAGGTTCTTTGACATATGCACCCTCAAATTTATCTGGTTTTGATTTGGTTTCTTTTTGTGGTATGACAATCTTCTTTTGTCTTAGATAGTTATAGATGAGTATATCCCAATACTTAGTAGAGCCAAGTACATCTGTATAGTTTACCTTTGCATCATAGGCCATTTGTAGAACAAGTTCAATCAGTTTCATCTTGTCTTCGAGTTTGTCTACAATCTCCACATCCATTATATTATATTCTATAAATGATTGAAAGTCTTTTGTATACCAATCACGAAAGGTTTCATAAGGATTGCCATCTTTACGTTCACCTAGTTCTACAGATGCAATATGGTCTAGTCTATAAGACTCTTGTGCAGAATAGGTAAACTTACGATAGAGGTCAAAGTAATCTAGATGAGCCACACCTTGTATCTCATACACTTGATGATTACGACCCATCTGAAATATATCTCTTGAGTTTACACCACCATAAGGAGAGAGTCGTTTAATCTCATCTTCTCCACATAGATTCTTAATACGATTACACAGATAAGGAATGTCAAAGAACTCTGTGTTCCAGCCAGTGATAATGTCTGGTTGATGTTTCTCCCAGAAGATAAGAAACTCCTTGAGTAGATGTAGTTCACTCTCACACTCTATATACGTTACGTCATCACGATCACTATTGAACTTACCTACACCCCAGACAACAAACTTTTTACTCTGATGATTCTTGACTGTGATTGATAGAAGTGGTTCTATTGCATCTTTAGGATTAGGAAAGCCATTCTCACATTGCACTTCTATATCTATTGTTACAATGAGTATGTCATCTTTGTCGTATTCAACTCTTTTAGGATACTCGTCTGCAATGTAGTTATATGCAAACATTGTACTACCATGAACCATGCCAGGTTGGTTTTTATAGTTCGCAACCCATTCTCTTGCCTCTTTCATAGTGTCATGTTCGACTGGTGCGACAAACTTACCATCAAGTGTCTTCCAATCCGTAGGTTTTCCGACAGTCATGTACAGAGTCGGTTTATACCTCACTTTACGAGTAATACGTTGGCCATTGACCACTTCTCTTATCTTGAGAAAGTTACCCCATTGTGTAACATTAGTATAAAAATTCATACTATACAAAGTCCTCCAGAGAACCAGACTCTTTCTTTGCGAACCTACCTATCTTTCTTTCCGACTTACCAGCGACACCTTTGGTTGCAAGTCGATTATCACAATATGCAACACAAGTAAATCGTTGTCCATTACCTTTGATTTGTGTAACTCCATGCACTTCATTACTGTCTGCAATGATTACTGAATTATCTGGTGCATCAATAGCAATGCCATATCTTGGAAATACTAGATATGCACCCTCATAGTCACCCTCACGAAAACATGACATAGTAGTCATACCAGCATTTAAGTCACCAGAGTCTACATGAGCACCCATCTTACCAGATTGTCCTACATGATAACGATTCGCAGAGAGTGTGGTAAAAATACCACCACCGATACGATACTCTTTTTCTATGTGATTATCACAAAACGCCTTCTGTCTTTCATAGACATCACTATTGGCCTTCTTAAATGCAAGTTCATTCCAATGTGATATGACTTGTAGTTCTTCCCACTTCTTAGGATTACTCTTGACCCAGCCAGATGAATCTATTCCACCAGTAAATCTACCTCTTTTATAACCTATCATCACAGAATGTATCTCATTTGAATATGCAATCATACCCCATTTACCAGTTCCAGTTTTAAGTTGATATGAGTTAGGTGTTCTAAGTCTATAGTCCTCATTGAGTTTTAGACCTTTCGCCAACATATCTTCTTCTAGTATAGGGCCAGAACAGTTTGCCCTCATTACAGATACATCTTCGATAGTCATCAAAGTATTTCTTACAGAGTCATCTCCGTATGCATTTGTTATTACATATGCAAGTGGTACATCAGAACCATCAAGTGATACGACTGGTTTCATTATACCAGCATCTTCGTCAGTTACTTTGATTACTTGGTCATATGACTTTTCATCAAGGAACTTACCATTCCATGCATCATAGGTTTCTTTCTTACCTAAGTCTTTAGTTACTGTAATATAATTCATTGCTGTGACTCCTTATATGGTTTAAGAATATTGTTATAGATATTGTCTGCAAGGTCTTTCATACAAAGAGGTGCAACCATAAGACCAATCCTTGCAAGATTTTGATTAAGTGTTCCAGTAAAGATATAGTCTTCTGGTAAAGTCATAATCCTTGCAGCCTCTCTTGTTGTAAAAACTCTATCTTCTTCTGGATGTAGATGAACTGCAAGACTAGTCATCAATCCTTGTTCTGATAATGTATGTGATGCTTGATTCCAAGGCACTCTACGAGATTGATAGAAAGAATGTTTCTTGTCTGGAATAGTTTTACCCCATTTTATTCTATGTGCAATAACCTTATCATACCAAGGCCCTACTACATCATCACCTACAGACATAACTCTGTCTGGATTTTTCTGCATACGTTTTAACCACTTATACTTTGCACCTTTCATCATAGATGCAATCAACTCATCTGCCTCTACACGATTTGCATTGTTTAGTTGTATGTCCTCTATTGCACCACGAATGTCAACAAACTCCTTTTCTGGGTTTGGAAACACTTCTCCAGCAACACACATAAACGGCATATCTATTGCATCAAGTACATCATTACGAACTGACACAATAAAGACTCTTTCTCTCTTTTGTGGAACTCCATGTTCTTGACCTTTCATTACCTTGTATACAGTTGTGTAACCATGTGATTCAAAGTCATTGACCATTCGTGCAAGGTGTTCAGATGCATAGTCCATAGTAAGACCCTTGACATTTTCACACACGATTACTTTTGGTTTCATCTCACCAGCAATACGAATCTGTTCCCAAGTCAAGTCTTCAATATTCTTTTGTTTCATAC